AACAATCAATCTTGTAAAAATCTCTCCAATACTTTTGAAAGTAATCATGTCCAATACCGGGTTTAGTGCTCCATCGAGAAAACTCTTTTATACGGCAATCAACTTCGCCAGTAACCGGGTCGAACTTCTCATATACCTGCTTTCCATCTCCGAGAATCTTTTTAGTTACATAGCGGGCAACATAAGCACATGACTCGAAAGAGACGAAATTAAGAGTATGGAAACCAAAAGGCCAGCATTCAGCAAATAAGTCACTAACAAAAGTAGGAAATCCAGTTTTGGTAGTTCCAATCTGACGAAGTTCGAGAGGAGGCAGGTCAAAAATAATAGCGTGGTAATGGGGACGACCATAAGTATCCCCATATTCTCCACAAGCCATGTAACGAAGCTTAACTCCACGCTTTCGGATTCTTTTCCAAAACAAAGTGAGGTCCCTAGGAATAAGAGAACCAAAAGGAGGCAAATGCTCCGGACTATACGTGAGGGTAAGAAAGTAATTTCGATCATATAACAAACTCTCATGATGAGCTCGCACGGCAGAATCCAGCGAGCGATCTAAACGACAGCCAATACACTGACCACATGGAATCTGAAACTCTCCGAGTTCCGGGTCAGCATCAGTATATTTAAACGTAATGGCAGGGGTACCGAGTTTAGTTTTTAACGTCCTGCTCCAATACGCAGTAATTGGGTGGTAACAAGTCATAAAAAAAAGGCGCCATTTTGTGACGCCTTCCGTTCCACATGAAACCTCAAATTCTGAATCCGCCTCTCATCGGTCTCGCACGGAGGTTACAACGACGGACCTTGAGCCCTTTACGGAAAAAACGGCGGGAAGTTCTGCGGTTTAAACGACGACGTCTCATAGTTTTCCTCTAAAAAGTTGATAAAGATACAAGAGCATTTTACCCAATTGGTTAAAAAGGTTAAAGAATTGATCTAACCAGTCTGTAGTAATTTTCATAAATACTCCTATTAGCTCCAAAAACGCTCTATGAGCGACTTTCTTAATGACGGCTACCTACTCCATTGATATACACCTCATAGCGTTTACTACGCTCAGGAGAAGGGTTAGAAGGCAATCCATAACGGCGATCAAAGAAATCTTCAATCGAATCGAGCATACCTTTTGCGGAATTAATGTACTTAAACGGCGTAGGCTGATTACTCGGATAGAGCGCCTCATTCTTAGACCTAACTGCCGCATAACCAGCTTCCGCATTATTACGATTAGCACCAGCAATCGCCGCCATTCGGTTGCTCTCAGCGTTCATTAACGTCGCTTTGGCTTCTGCTTCATTACGAGCCTGTGTACTAGCATTAGTCTGAATCAAAGACGCTACCTGCTCCGCATTTTGACGGGCTAAAGCAGCAGAAGAGCGAGCGCCATAACGAGCACTATCAGAATCTGCCAATGCACCATTAGGAATGCCAGCAGAAATAGCGCCACCACTATTGGCAGAAAGAATAGGATTAAGTCCAGCATTCCTCAAATCTCCTACTTCCAATTGATGTCGATTGGACATCTGGTACTTCCACGATGCATTTTGGAGCTGAGCTTGATAAGCCATCAATTCCTTTTGCACTTTCGCAGAATTACCAGTCAAATCATTGTAGAGACCGAAGGCATCGGAACCGATACCCAGAATGTCTCCAATACCAGAACCAGAGAGAAAACTAGAAAAAGGCTTTGTAACCGAACTAATCGCATTACCAATAGAACTAAATAAACCCATAATTTGTAGTCCTTTTAACAGAGTTAGATCGCCGGGTTATTTCCGTGTTTACCATCGCCCCGCTTGCCTCTTGCGGGCGTCGGCTCGGTAAAAACAGAATAACCCGTCTCTTTCGAGATTAGAAGTGATCGACTAGTCCAGGTACGGAGTACACAGGCATAGGCCTAGAAGTCTTCAAATCAAACCAGAAGTCAGCAAAGAACTGCGGTTCATTCTGAACAGCAATCACGCGATTAATCGGGGGATTTTCCTCGATGAAATCTTGATTAAGTTTAGGCAAGGCGTCGAATTTTTGCGCTAAATGCCAGACATCGAGCGTCTGAGGGTCAGTAGAACGCAGTTTGCCGGTAATCATCGAGGGCTTATAACGATACTCAGCATAGCGTTCCTGATAACCGAAAACGCCGTTATCATCAGCCGTGCCTTGGGCATAAATCTCTTTGTTATAAACAACCTGCTCGCCTAAATGAGCAAGTGTGGGCCAGTAGAAGTCAAACAACTGGCGACGAGACCACATACGATTTAATCCCTGCTGATAAGTAATATCAGCGCGGAGACAGACAAGACCGATAACGTAACCGTGCTCGACAAACGATTTGTTGAATCCATGGGCAGAATCACCAAGAACGCCGAAAGCTGACAAATTAGACTGAGGAGACACAGCATCGGTGCTACTAGTCTGAGCCGTCGGTACGACGTTGACACGAGAATGAGTACCACCAAGATACTCAGGGCGCTGAAGGCGAGCATCAGGAGATATGACATTGAACATTACACGCAGGGTTTCCGTGTAACGGGAACCACCACGAGCCCATTTTTCATAAAACTTTTGAATTTGGAACGCTTGACGCAAATCGTTAATCGAAACAGCTGTATTTGCTACACCTACCTCTGTCTGAACGCCAAAATAATTACCAGGATTATGAACCAGGGGGGTTGTAATGTTGCCTGTTGACGGTACACACAAATAGGAAATTGTTCCAGTAACATCGCCTCCCTTATAGAAATTTCCAAACGCGACCTGCTGGCCCTCAGATAAATTAATAGAGCCAGCAGTCGAGGAATTGCCACGACCAATATAGACGAGAGGAGAATATTTACCAGATACGGGGGAAATTTCAACGCTGGGCCCCTTCTGAGGCCAAGGCAAAGCGCTCGTGAAATAATCATGACGCTTGGCACGTTTCCTCAATGTGTAATTAGAAACCGGGTCAGGACCATCGGTAGTTAAAACTGGAATCGAATCAATGAGATTCTCATCGCGGAACCATTCGTTATAAATGAGGTTATATGCTCTAAAGGGAAGAGCATTGATAGGTGTATTAGCCGGGTCTAATGCGACGCCAGTAGGGATACCCATGTAATCGAAAATAGAACCGTTCGTGAACGTATTAGTTTCGGCGAGAGACGGAATTAGAAAGTCCGTGGAATCGCCGGGATTCTTTTGCTCACCGCAAAATCTTTGCCAATTATCCCAAACGAGACGGGTCGGGACAAAAAAGAAGAAGGTATCCATAAACACATTGTCCATGAATGGCGCAATAAGCGTATTCAATCGAACAAACGCATTAACGCGAAGTTTAAATGTATCTCCGGGAAGAACTTCATCTACAAAAAACGGAATGAGATAACCTGAATCTAATGTAGTTTTATAGTCATGAGAACGATCAAATACAGAACGTTGAATTGGAGAATTAGGAATTTGAGAAAAACGATTATTTTTTCTATGAGTACGAGCACTATTTTTTGCCATTTTTTTTAGTCCTTAAAAATGAGAAAAAAGTTGGATTTTTCAACAAGTCGAAAAATCGCTTGGTGTCACGTGGCACAGTTACAACAAGTAGGTACCTGTGCCACGTTATAGTTAACCATTTGATTTTTCTGGATTTTCAGCCTTTTCAGGCTCTTTTCCAGCAAAAAGATCACTACCTTGACTTGGCTGGGGGGCCTTTTCGGAAATATCCCCGCTGGGAGCGGGTTGTTTTTCACCCTCCTGCTCAGCAGGGAGGGGTGCGAGAACACCGATCTCTCGGAGGTATTCCGCATTTCGCGGGTCAGAAACTACCTCGGCGAATTCCATTGGATCGTTATTGAATTCGAGTCTGATATCTGAGGGTAAACCCTCAAAATACTCTTTAACTTTAATTTGTGCATTTTGTGCACATACGAAATCTGGTATCTGAGTCGTATCCAGATACTGGCTTTCGCCAGCGGCAATAAACGGATTGACGCCCATCATGTTGTACTTACGAATAATCGTATCAGTCTGACAGGCATCTGCAAACTGTTCCTGGACCTTAGATTCTTGATCGGAATTCCATCCGGGAATCTTTGGAGGATTGTATTTAGTAAAGAATTTAGGCATTATGCACCACGATTGAAAAAAAACCGCCAAGCTTGCTAAAAAAAAGGCTTGACGGCTGACCTCAGAAAAAAGGGAACTCTCAAATTGTACTGAAACTATTCAGCTGAGAAAAGATCTACCGCCTTGAAAAGACAAATTGGAGCTGATTGTTCTTCGGTACTACGGAAAACTAATCCAGTTTCATCATCCATAGAACAAATCAAATGCAACTCATAATCCTGCGGGCAAGCAGAAATCTGAGCATTTTGTTTAGCACCAATCTTGAAATTACGAATAGCAGAATCCTTATTAACCTCAGTCATAACAGGGGAATAAAGATGAGAAACCTTATCAAAAACAGAAACTAAAACTTTTTCAGACATTTTCTAAATACTCCGTAATTTGAGCCTCATAGGGGCGAAGTAGGCGCTCGGCTCGTAAACGCTTAACTTCCTCTCTAACCGCTAGTCTATCCTTTTGCGCATCAGGTGTCAAACGGTAAGATTGTGCGCTAAGTATTCGTTTTTGCTTAACAATTTCAAAAACATCAGGGTGATCCCTTAAGAGTAATCGATCATAATAACGAGGGATTTTGAACCTTTTGTTATTGATTAAGCAACAATCAATCTTGTAAAAATCTCTCCAATACTTTTGAAAGTAATCATGTCCAATACCGGGTTTAGTGCTCCATCGA